ATAGCTCTCTCCTACATCTTAGTTTCTACCAAGCAAGCTCCCTCGAAAGGTTACTTGCCAAATGAAGTCCTCGTAGAACGCTCTGGGTTTAGAACGGGCATACGAGGGTCTGATTGTCTTAGATAAGAGTTATCCACAGCTTGCATTTGGCTCTTGGCCTGATCAAGTTGTGCTTCCCTCCTAGCCTTAACGTTTTCGGTAGAGTTCTGGCAAAGCAGTAATCCACCGACCTCAATATTGTCTTGAAATCGTGAGTCGATATCAGACACAACGTGAAGGTTTGGATGATCTTCCTTCCGAACAGGTGTCCAACCTTCACGAAATCTGGAAGAAACGTTCGTGTTATCCGTATTACCCAAGGTTGATGTGCGAATCCAGCGGAACTCAATGCCCTCTCTGGGTTCGGGGGTCGGTAACATAGAAGGTCTCTGCCATGACACTTTGCGTTTTGACTCTTCGCGAGTCTCACTTGTGCGTGAGGTTCTATCCGTCATTTAGATGCTTCCTTCATTAACTGCGCCGCATATTGCTCATTAGTCAGACCAAGCCGCTTGGCGAGAGAGGCTTGCGTTGAGGTCAGTCGCACTGTGCGTGGTTTCTTTGTCGTTTTAGACGGTGCGGCAACCACGGAGCCGTGTTGACGATGGGGTGCTTCTTCCTCAATTAGCCCACCATCAAACCTATCTGGAAAGACTCGTCGTATAGACTTATCTATCTCATCATAGTATTGATCGCTTCTTGGATCAATACCTTGTTTTACAAGCTTCTCATGAAGCCCATACGCGTACCCCGTCATTTCGGGGTCTTTTTCAAACCAATCGTTCCTTTTTCCCCACTCTAAGGCTTTTTGATCCACTTTTGGTGGTTGGGCCGCAGGCTGTTGATAGGTGGGTTGTGGAGCTTGTTGTTGTACTCTTTGTTGTGGTTTGTAGTTATCTACGCGATATTTTTCGTTTTGGATAGTTGTAAGCTGTTCTTGGGCTGCAAGAAGTGCATCAGGATCTCCAGACTCATAAGCTGCTTTGTAAGCGGCTTTGGCCTTGTCCAACTGTGCATCAATACGCCCTTTTGCTTGATTAATTAGAGTGGCTTCTCCTTCATCAAGCGTTTTCTTCAGCCTATCATTTTCGGCTTTTATCTGCTGCGCATAACGTAAAGCCTCTTCTTGCATACGTGCGGCTTCTTCTTTTGCGCGGCGCTCTTCGTGAAACTCAAACTTTAGCTGTTTGATACGTTTCTGTACGCCTTCAGAATACTTCTCTACTTCGTCATCTGACGGTATCTTTGGTTCCGTATTCTCGGCGCGACGAGGTTTGCCTTGATCCTCTTCAGGCGTGTCATCAACAACTTCAATCTCAAAGCTGCCATCATCTTCTTCTACCTGCACATTACCCTGTGCGCTTGCAATTGCTTCCGCAACGGTTTCTTCTTCAAATTCTTCAGCCAGATTACTCATATCCGTGTGTACCCCCGTGGATCATCAACTACAGCTTCGACTGTATCATCATTGATCAAGCGAAACTCTTTTCCATGGATCTTGAACCGTGTGCCTGAGTAAGAACGGAAGATAACAAAATCTCCTTTCTTGCAGTACGGTCCATCTGGAAATTTATTATGATCTTTGTAAGCATCTCCCCCCATATCAATAACAAAACCTATTATTGACGCAGTTTCTTCGGCGGATCTAAGACCATCAGGCATAAATACTCCGCCTTCTGTCTTTTCGCTTACCTCTGGAAGTCCTATGAGGATCTTGTAGCCTTTAGGCTGTGGTAGCTGTGTTGCTACTTTTTCTTCAGTTGTTTTCTTACCTGTATACATTTACCTACCTTGCAGTGATTAAAGGTTCACAGAAACCTTGCGTGGATTCATCCACGAAGCCCCACTTACGAATAGATCAAAAAGATCTACTCTTCAATAAATCTTTTTTCTAGGTCTTCTAGCTCCCTCTCTATAAGTTTTAAACCTTCGTAACGACCAACAACTCTGTTGTATTGCGCTATATCTTCGGCACCCCCGCCAGCCAAAAATAATTCTACTTCCTCTTTATACTGCGAGATAACCCGCTGCATGAGTGCAATTACACTACTGTCTTCCACCTCTTGTTAGCTCCCGTGCTACTTCTATACCCAGTTTTGCGCCTTCGCGCTGATCTGCGCGCTGGTTTTTATCGAGTTCTGTCGCAAGTTCTACCCCTAGTTTTGCGCCTTCACGTTGATTTTGGGCTTCAATCTTCTTAGCTTCAAGCTGCAACTTAGCTGCATCCATCTGCATTTTATGTTTCAACTCTGCCTGTTTAAGCTGCATTTCTGCTTGCTGCATCTGCACAACGGGATCCTGCTGTTGCTGCTGAATCTGCTGTTGTTGCGCCTCTGCTTGATCTTTCTTTAGCAACTTAGCAGCCGCTTCCTGCGTCAGACGAGAGATCTGTACCTCTAAGTCTTCTGGCAATGGTTGATCCTGTGGTGGCATTTCTACACCAAGCTGCTTTTCTATTTCCTTACGATACTGAGCGGCAACATGTTCAGTAATATGAGCAGCCATGTTTTGCTGTATAACTTGAGCAAACGGAGACTGGCCTATCATCTGCATAATCTTTGGATCTTGCGCTGCAGCCATGTGAACCGCGATATGAGCCTCATGATCCTGATAAGTAAATACTTTTACAGGTTCCTGTTTCATGATCATCATGTTTTCTGTCACAGGATCTGCTGGTTTAATTTCGTCTGGTAATTTAATGATATCACTTGCATCTTGGATACCAAGAACTTCCAGCATCTGTCGGTGGAGCATACCCATATCATATAGCTGCGGTGCTTGCTGGGCCAACTGTAATGCGGCCTGATACTGCATGATGCGCTGAGACATAGTTGCAGCATTTGGATCAGACACAGGGATTACGTCCACGCGCTTATCAAAATCTTCTATTCTGTTGAAGTTACCATCCATCTCGTAAGCGTATTCAACAGGCATGTAATCATGCACGATCTTCGCAAGTAGACGTAGTTCTTTCTTCATCGCGGCATGAAGGCGAGCCTGAACACCAGACATCACCTTCATGGACCGCTCCAGAAGCGCAAGAGTTGTGCCGACTGGTGCTTGAGCATTCATGTCACCAACCTGTATATCGGCTACAGACCCTATACGCCTTCCTTCCTCGACAATATTTCCAAGCAACGAGTAGAGTACGCTACTTGGCTCCTTGTAAGGGATAAACGTAATCGAATCACGGATGGCACCGCCCGGCACGTCCACATCCCTAAATTCACCCGGCATAAGAGGAGTGTCGTCCCCCTTAATACGCATACCCCTAGCTTTAAGCCCAGCAGGTAGGTTCGATAGAGTACCAGCGTCAATAAGCTGACGAAGGATAGATGTCGCAGACTTTGCCAAGCCCCCGATAAGGTGGATAAGCCCCGTGCCATAAAACCCCAAACCCGGAAGATACTTGTAGTGAACAAAGTGCTGACGCTTCCGTTTTTTAGGGTCATCTTCATACCAATTTTTCCTAATCGCTAATATTTCTTGTGAAGACTTCTCTATAGTTATGACATACGGACGGGCTATACCATCAGGGTCATCAAACTCCTCGGGCATGTTAATATCAATGTGCATTTCGAGGATAGTATAGCGGTCATCATCCTCCATAACCGCACTTTCTCCGTCGAGTTCATCGTATTTTTCCTGTATATCAGAAAAATCTGGAGCAGGATCTGGCAGATCTATGTCTTTATAAAACCCTGCAACCTGTAACTCTAAGATCTCATTTTTAGTTTTCTTCATAACATGCGTATATCTTGGGCATGTCATAAGATCTGTAGTGCCGTATGACGCCACAAAGTCTTCGGCTGGAACAAATACAGCGCACGGTCTATCCATTAAAGGATCATAATAAACCTTTTTGAATGCAGATCCCGCGAGAGGGAGTTTAAACAACATCTGTTCAAGCTCATCCCTGTATTCGGTCATCTCTTCAGTCAGAAGGTAGTTCATCTCTGTCTGCACACGATCAGCCTGATCTGCTTTTTCTGGGGTCATCTTACCCATTATTTTTGTCCTAACCGGACCTGCTGCAGGAAATAACTCCCCCATAGCCTGTGCTTGGAAACGAACAACCGCTTCAGTTAGCACAGGATGATATACTCCAGACGCGCCAGCCCAAGGCTGTTGACGCTCCTCAATCTTCATACCCAGTAGATCCAAGCCTTTTACATAAGCTCTTGCCCAATCAGCTCGTGATTCTCTATCTGAGTTAAAATCTCCAACCAGTTCAGAAGCCATAGCCTGCAAATCAGACTCGTCTAAGAACTCTGCTAAGTTAGCGTCGTGATCTGGACCAATAAGATCTTCGGTAAAATCACCAGTAAAATCAATTATTACCCCACCATCTTCTGTTCCCATAGAAACAGCATCAGGGTTCACTATTTCAACGGTGAGTTCTTCTTCAGAAGGATTGCTTTCTATATCCAGCTCTGCTGGAATCATAGGTTTTTC